CATTAAAGGTTGTGTTTGCCATAATTTTTCTCCCGAAAAAAAAGTCTATCGTCTTGGCTTGTCTGCTAGGTCAGTCGATAGATAAATTTACCCTAGTTCTGAACACAAATTTTGTGTGCCATTATTAAAAATGATAATCTAAACACTACAATCATTCAAGAACAAAACAAAAAATTGAACAAATCATTACCAAAACATGGAATTTGTGGTGGGATCTCCATCTCAAAAGAACATGTTGATTATTTTCTGTCTTTGGAAAATAAAACTACTCCAGTCAAAGGAAAAGTAGCTAAGGCTGGAAAAGAAGAGAAAAATTCTGATTATAGAGATGTAAACATCTATTTTATTGAAGATAAAGAAAAGAAAGCCTATGAAATATTAAAAACTGTTGCAATTAAAATCAATCAATATTTTAAATATAAAATAGAAGGGGTGGAAAAAATGCAAATTATGCAATATACAGCTCCATCAAATGGATATGACTGGCATATAGATTTAGGACCAACAGAAACAACTGGAAAAAGAAAAATAGGTGTTTCTATATTGCTTAATGAAGATTATGAAGGTGGCGAGCTCGTTTTCAGGATTAGAGATGAAGAAAAAAGCACTAAATCAAATACAGGAGATGTTGTCGCCTTCAGCTCTTTTGTTCCACACAAAGTTAATGCCATAACCAAAGGCAACAGACATGTTCTTGTTGCTTGGTTGGTTGGACCTAGATTCAGATAAAAAAAGAGGGCTAAAAAGCCCTCTTTTCTACGTCGATTGAGTAAGAAACGTCGTCGTCAGCGTTCCATTTTCTAAACTAAGCCCCTGGAGATCCGTATATTCCGCGAGGATCAGACCAGCCAAAGCTGTATCTTTCTCTTGCTTTATAACGAACATTTCCAGTATCGAATGAGCCTTCCATTGAAGTTTTCAATGAAGACCTGTCGAAATGCTTTAACGAATTAGGAGCATCGGTTTTGACAAACCATGCATCTGTATCAGTCAAGAAGTGATTTACAGTATAACCCTGTGGAATCATTCCTAAGTTACGGATTGCATTTATGTCATTATCAGCAGTCGCTACCCGACCTGGTGTTTCTAGCAAACGATCAGCAGTAAACTGAAGTGCTGGCGGGACAATTAGCTTGGTTGGTTGCAACGCAAGCGTTAGTCCGCGCTCATCAACGAAAGCAGCTACGTTAATAACTGCATTTTCCAAAGAAGTTTCGTTTAAATCAGCCGCAGTGCTGGGTTCATTTGCCAAAGTTCCACCATAAGTCAGTGGATGGTCAGTAGTAAGGAGAGCTTTTGCATCACCCCCTGTATAACTACTGCTAAAACCATTGTTTAGGACGTTAGCGCCTTTGACTTCTTTTGTATGAGCCATGCTTCGCGCAAGTGCCTTGGAGTATCTAGCTCCAAGCCTGTCATACAAATTATCTTCAACTGCTTCTTCTGTTAAAGAAAACGCAAGAGCTATGGTTTCATGGCTATATCTAGCCACCCATGCTTCTGATGAAGTGTCATAATCAACGCCTGATCCTTCCTGTTTCGTTGGGGCATTTCCAAATCCGACCATCATAACCTCTTCTTCGAAAGCACGATCAGAACTTTCAGTATCAAAAATTTCTGAATATTCCTTTGCGTATTTTTCGTATTCGAGACCAAAGAGGGCATGAAGTCCAGGTTCTAATTCTCGCACAAGTTGCGATCTTGAAATAGCCATTATTCAGTCCTCAATTACTATGCTAAACCAGCAGTTCCGCCACTATACAAGTGGTTGTTAAAAACAACAACAACATTTGTATTTGCAGTAGCAACATCAGAATTAGCTGGATCTTGAGATATATCCATTGCCTTAATAGGCAAATTTGAAGTCGTAGCTCCAGTGGTTACATCAAGTTCCATCCTTGACCATCCAGAATTGGTGTCCCCAACTGGTGAGTTGTCAACTATATCAAAGTTGCCAAACAAATCAGCTACTGGGAATATTGCGTCAGCTTGCATTTCAAACATAACGTTTGGATCATCAACGACATTAGCCATAATATCCGATGCATTGGTACTAGCAGGGTAGTAGTTACTATAGGTCGGCTTTGAGGTCGTAGGATCGGTATAGAAACAACCAAGGAACACGCCTAATACTGGATCAGTGTTGCTTGCTGCGACTCTGGTAATAGTACCAGCAGTTGCAACTTCAACAATGTCTCCCATAAAAATATTTGTGCCATAATTAGCTGTAATTCTATAGCGGTTTGAGCCTCCCGAAAAAGGCTCTCCACTTACCATCCTAATCGGTCTCATTCCAAAAGGGGCATCTTTATTTGCCATAAAAATTATCCTTTATTACCAACAGGTTAAAACAAAGACAAAAACAGCCTATTCTTCCAAATTAGCTGGTTTTTGTCCGCCAAATGTGACTTTAGTTCGTCTTTCAGGTTTGTGAATCGGCATTGAAGGATGTTCTTCTTTAAAAAGATCATTGTCAACAGCGTCCATTTGCTCTTGGGTTCTTTGATTATAGTATGCTTCTCTTTCCCTTACTGTTTCGATAGGGATTCGAGCCAACAATAATCCACCCTGACCAATAATGCCAGCATGTTTTCCTTCTTCAATGACTGGAGTGCCATTCCAATCTGGATATTCCTCAGCCCTGACGAGCTCGAACCCTTCGCGGATTCGATTGGTCATGTTTTTTACATCTGGCTCATTGAGAATAGACTCTCTGATCCAACGATGCTTATAACCATCGGGGGGTGGAGGAGCATCCAAAATATTAGGCGGGCTCCAGGGTTGTCTTCGTTCTACACTAGAACGAGAACTCGATTCGCGAGTTGAGCGATCAATAGTTTGTCCTTCATTTATATCAGACATAGCAACTCCTTAATTTGCACCTGAACTGACGTACTTAGCGTACTCTTCCAGTGGCACATTGAGTTTTTTAGCAATAGCCACCTGAGATGGAGTAAGTCTTACGCCCTTCTTCTTGCGCCCAGTTGATTTATTAGCAGAGGCAACAGTCTGAGCGATTTTCCGTTGTTCTGTAGATTTTTCTTCTTCATTAAACTTGTGTGGGAATGCAGTTCGCATTCTTTTATCTATTTCATCATAGTATTCATCTGAGTTTGCGTCAAATCCTTCTTTCTCTATAAGATTTGCATGAATGCCAAAAGATGCATAAGTCATAACTTCATCAGCGCCAAACCAGTCATTTTTGCGAGCCCATTCTTCAGCCTTTGGATCCACTGGCTGATTTGGCGCTTGCATGTTTGGTGCTTGCGTGTTGTTTGCTTGACCTGCTTGTTGTTGTTGAGCCATTCTTACATAGGCTTCTTGTTGCTGTTTCTGTACTTCTTGCTGTTGTTTGGTCATGCGGATGCGCTCTTCTTCAACAGCAACTTGAGCTAAAACCTTGTTCGCTGCGATAATTTGTTCTGAATTTCCAGAATCAAGCGCATTTTTCAGCTCTTTTTCGGCAGCCTGTCCTTGAACAGTAACCCTGTTTTCATACTCAGAAATATAATTTTGATCCAAGGTGGTTGCCCTAGATTTCATTGCATCAATCTCAGACCTTACATTGTTTGCATATTCAATGGCTGTAGCTTCTCTTCGTTCTGTCTCTCTTAGCTTGCGAGTAAGTTTGTCGATTCTTTTTTTGACATTTTTAGAATAACTTTCGAGCTCTTCTTCTGGCTGAGAATCTCCTTTTGTTTCAGGTATTTTTTGATCTTCGACTGTAGTGATATTTGATTCTTGTAAAGAAACAATGGTTTCTTTTTCGTCTTCACCAACAGCGATCATTAGTTCTTCGGCTTCTGTTTTTTGTTTTTCAACTGCTTCTGGCATGGTTATTTCTCCATGGTTGCATGTGCATATTTATGCGACATGTGTTATATCATCAGGATTTAGTATGGTAGCTAAAACCTCATCATCATTAATAATACGAACTTCCGCATCATCTTCAAGTCTAAATCTGGCTCCTGAGTAACGACCAATCAAAACCCAGTCTCTTTCCTGACACCATTTTGTGTCAGCGCCAAACTTCTTAGTATCTTTATAACATAAAGGACCCATTTTTAAAACATAAGCCACAACTGTTGTTAAAGCTCTTTTCTCCAATGTTGCTTCTGTCAACATAATTCCGCCATCAGTTACTGCTTTGCCTTTATAGGGCAAAACCAACAATCTCCATCCAGTGGGAGATGGCATTCTTTCCAATAATGACTTTGATAAGAGGTCTGGATCTAAAATCTTTTCTTCTGGCTCAACATAAGCCTCTTCAACAGTTTTTTTTGGTTCTTCCTTTGGCTCGTCCTTCAGTTCTTTTTGTTTCAAGGCGTTCTGCTTCGCCATTTCCTGTTCCTTTTTTATGTGTGTAGGAACCAACAAACCATTACTCATCGTCTAACATCTCCGCATTTTTTAATACAGTTCTTAGCTCCTGCTCAACAAAAGACATACCCATTATTTCGCCAACCAAAGAGCGATATTCTTCCATATTTTTAACATTTCCAGACGTAAGAAGATCACCAATCTGATCTCTTCTATTTCCAATTATTTTAAAAATAAATTGTGAAAGAGAAATTAGATCCATTATTTACCGCGTCTAATATCTGATTCTTTAAAATCAGCTTGTTGGTTAAGTCTTTCCAGCGCAACATCTATCTTGTCGTCTGCTATTTGTTCTTGGGAGCCCATTTTTTCTCTTGATATTTGTTCGCCACTTCTTATTTTTTCAACTTCAACACCCTGTTTTGAGTCAAATTCGCGAGCTTTGCGCTCAAGATCAGCTCCTTTGATGGCTAATTCCTGTCTTCTGAGCGTTACTAGCGGGTCTTCCTGTTGCGGAGGAGCTATATTTTGATTAATTTTCGTTATTTCCTGTGCAATTATGGGGCTGGCTGCATTATCAATCATGTTTTTGATGTTCATTTGCATTTCTGGAGTCATATTACCACCACTTTGCATTAAAATCTGCTGTATTTGGGGTTGCATTTGCTGTTCTATAGCAGCTTTTACCTTTAAAGACACATGTTGATACATCTGCGACACCAAAGTTGAGTAAATTGCCATATTGGACTGCGCTGGCATCGTTTGTAAAACAGACATGTATGTTTGAATATAAGCATCGTGATCCTGACCAGGGAAAGCCTGAACAGACTGACCTTTAAGAATATTTTGAGCATCTGTAGCTGGATCGCTGGGCTCTGGTTCTTGCGGTGGTGATAAAATAGAGTCAATGTCCTGCACTCCCAATGCTTCATACATACGCTTGTAAGCCTGATACATTCCTTGTGGACCATGAACTTCTGGGTTTGACTGAACAAGCTGTAGTTGGGTTTGCGCCATCATAATCCTTTGGCTCATTGAGAAAATATTTGGATCGGAGACAGGAACAATATCAACACGATCATCAAAATCCATGGCTTTTATCTGCTGTTGACCACCAATTGTCTGGTATGGATACTGTGGTGGCAAGTATTGGGCGAAAACGCGAGCTAGAATGTTAAATTCAACCTTTTGTGCGTAATGAAGCCTTTTATGGATGGCTGACATGACCTTGGTTCCCCTTTCCAGCATGGCAACAGTGGTTCCAACAGGCATTGCTTGGTTGGAATCAGCCACCTTCATGTCGGCAATTGACGCAAAACGCCTTCCAGAATCGACCAAAATGCCCAAAAGGTTCAATAATGTTGCTGATGGCTCTTTAAATGGCAATGGCATGAGTGCATCACGCAAACTTCCGCCTGGAGCATCAACATCCCTAAATTCACCTGGTTGCAGTGGTTCGTCTTCATTTCTGACCCTTATGCCTCTGGCTTTAAAGCCTGCTGGCAGGTTTGCAAGTGTTCCAGCATCAATCAACTGCCTTAAGATAGACGTTGATGACTGGGTTAAGCCACCAATCATGTGGGTTAAGCCAAAACCATAAAAACCAAGACCAGGTAAAAATTTGTAATGCACAAAATATTGTATTTTCATGCGACGAGGATCGGTTTGAGCCCAATTTCGCCTGATCGCTAAAATTTTTGTGCTGTCTTCATCGATAGTAACGATATATGGCAGTTTTATTCCAGTCATCTCTCCGCTTTGATCGACATCTTCAAAACCAGGAAGATCAAGGTCGGTATGCACTTCATATAAGCCATATTCTTGGTCGGAAACACCAGTTGGCTCAACTCCTTGAGCTTCATCAATTGCAGACTGAACTTCCAAGCCAGAAGAAGTGTTTACTTCTGGATTAATTTCTATATCTCTATAAAAGCCAGATGCTTGAAGTTTTTTGAGCTCGTTGTCGAGCATTCTGACAATGTGAGTGATTCTGGAACAAGTTAAAAGATCGGTTGCTGTATATGGAACAAGCAAATCTTCGGCTGCCACAAAATTTGAAACAGCTCTTTCCATAGTTTGATCGTAATAAACCTTTTTAAATGCGCTACCAGAAAGCGGTAAATAGAAAAGAAGCTGGTCAAGCTCTGGATCGTACTCTTCCATCACATGCATGATTTGGTAGTTCATAAACTCCTTGACACGCTCTGCTTGCGCAGTGTTTTCTCCAGTTGCCACACCCAAAACCTGTGTTTTGACTGGTCCCGATGCTGGCAACAGCTCTTTGTATGCTTGGGCTTGAAATTGTGTTATGGATTCAGCTAAAAGCGGGTGATGAACGCCTGAAGATCCTTCAAATGGCTGGGACCTTTCTTCGTTTTTAAAACCAAGCAGTTTTATGCCATTGCTGTATGTTTCTTCCCAGTCTTTCCTAGAAGATTTGTCTTCTTCAATGCCAGCAATCAGACCAGAAGCAACGCCCATTAGCTCGGAGTCGTCTATATATTCAGACAGGTTTGCATCAAATGGGACTTCTTCGCCACTATCCATCTCAGCACCAAGAATGGCGCTACCATCTTCCTGCATCTGTATTAATGCATTTTCCAGAAGATCGGAATCTGGCAATTCTACCATTTCAGGAGCTATTTGGAGGTCTTCCAGATTTTCGGAAGCTCCATTTATTCTTTTATCAATATTATCAGCCATTTTTAATAATAGGTTCTTGCCTGTGGTGGAAACTCATCTTCCTTGTAATCGCTGGGCAATGG